TTTTCTCAAAGAGAAATTTCGAGAGGAAGCTCAAAATCGCATCAATGTTGAATTACTCCAAGCGCCTGTTTCCGAGCCTACCACAGACTATGGTCCAGGAGAAAATCCGCGACTTCCGTAATTTTGTGGGTACCCCAGATACCGACGTCCTTCACGATAAGAACCGTTTAGAACGACAGATCACTGAGGTTATATCCCATCTACCACGGTTTGTTGCAGATTACTCTCGTCCCTTTGTCCCTTCCACGGCTTCTTGCCTTGAACGCGGTAAAGCGTCGGGCGGTTTAGCCTCACTCATGATAGACTTCTTGAAGCCGGTCCTAGAAGAACATCCCATTCTTTCTAAGATCGAAATGATAGAAACTTTGGGTGAAGAGGAACTTTTCTGCAATCTTCGGCCCATTTGGGATCAGATTATCCTTGAGCTATTTACTATAGCAATGGAATCCTTCCCAATGATCGGACCTTGGTTGCCCCATCTGTGTGAACCAAAAGGAATTGGTGAACCCTTAAAGGTCAGGATTATAACTAAATCCACCTGGGTAAACCAGCTTCTCAAGCCGGTACAGCAAGCATGGCATGGAGAGATGAGACAGTGTCCCACCTATGAACTCATAGGTGGGAAACCTGTTGAACAATCCATTGCCGATCTCCGCCTTGACAAGGGTCAATCCTTTGTCTCTGGCGATTACGAGGCTGCTACTGACCGAATCCATCTCCATTACACCGTCTATACGGCAGAACGGATGCTGGATCACACGGACTATAAGTTCCCCCCCATACTATACATGAATTGGACACATGATGAACTGGATGGATGGTTCCGTCGTTATATTGTTTCCTCGTTTCGTGATATTTATATCGCGAATGGATATGATACTATGACTCCCCCTGATAGTTTCCAATTCTTAATGGACAATTATATGGTCCAGAATGGAATCTATCCTGAATTAAAGGAGGAGGATCAATATCGTGATCCTAGAACAGGAGAGCCAGTCTACTTTGCGGGTTACCCCGGAAAGTGTGATCATGACTTACTACTGTTCTTTCTGGCTAATGCCGGATTCGGAAACTATTATGACGGAGATCAGCCCCGTTCTTCTGTATTCACTAAATTACATAGAGGACAAATGATGGGACATATCCTCTCCTTCCCACTTCTCTGTATTATTAATCATGCTTCCTCC